TTGGATTTGGATTTGGATTTGGATTTGGATTTGGATTTGGATTTGGATTTGGATTTGGATTTGGATTTGGATTTGGATTTGGATTTGGATTTGGATTTGGATTTGGATTTGGATTTGGATTTGGATTATGACATTCGCATTTACATTCTCTGCATTTACAGTTACAATTATTTGTATTATTATTTGTATTATTATTTGTATTATTATTTGTATTATTATTTGTATTATTATTTGTATTATTATTTGTATTATTATTTGTATTATTATTTGTATTATTATTTGTATTATTATTTGTAACTACAAATGTAAATTCTATTGGCATTTTACCTCCGCCTCCGTATTTTATATTTAAAGTACTATTTGATTTTAAAGGAGGGCAATAACTATGAGGTTCTAAAATTATTTGATTGTTCAAAATTTTTATTTTCAAACTATCACACCATGTTATTGTTGATTTCGTATTTACTATTATTTGCCAATTATTAAAAATATTTTGACTATTATTTTCTACACGTAGTGTTGCAGCATAACCTGTGTCCCAAGTTTCATTTATTATTGAGGATATTTTCACATTCATTTTTTATTTAATGTAAATAAAAAAATTTATACTTATTTTATATTTTTAATTATAATATATCTAAATATATATAAATTTTAAATTATTTTTTGTAAATAATTTAAAAATATGAATTTTTTTCTTTCAAAATATAAAAATGGAAAACGGCGTAAATCAATGTAATACTCCTCAAAATAAATTTTCATCTAAATATTTAGGTTCTTGTACTCAAGTTAATTATACAATTAAAGAAAAGTATGAAAAAAATGAAAATCAATGTAATGCTCCTCAAAATCAATTTTCATCCAAATATTTAGGATCTTGTACTCAAGTCGATTATAACAGTAAATAATTTTTTTATTTAAAATAAATATAAAAACAAAATTTTTTTATGTTAAAAATGTCTATTGAAGTTTTTAAAATATCAATTGAACAAGAAACTGAACACGAATTATTAAGATATAATAAATTATTTCAAACTTTAAAAGGAGTTAACAAATATTTAAATATAAAATGGAATGAATGGTTTTTTGACGAAGAGAATAATAATTCTGAAGATGAAAAGGAAAGTGTAAAAAGTTTAGAAGAATTAAAATTAAATAATCAAAAAAGTAGTGAAAAAAGTAGTGTATGTAGTAGTGATATTAGTGATACCGATGGTGAAGAAACGTGGGATATTCCTGATAAAGAATTAATAAGTATTCAAACATTAACAAATATAGTTAATAATAATAAAATTAATGAAACTAGAAGTGCTAAAATATTAGAATACGGTGAGGGAAATATTGCAAAATATGCAATTGTTGTGAGATTAAATAAAATTATTATAAATGAATAAATTTTATTATTATAAAAAGATAAATGATGAATAAATATTATAAAATTGCTAAAAATTGGAAAAATATATCAGAAAATGATTTGAATGATTTTAAAAATTTTATATGTTATGCAAATGACTATTTGAAAGAAGAAAGATCTAACTTACAAATATTTTGTAAATATATTTATGATCAAAAATATGTAGATATATACATAAAAATTTTAGATAAAAAAAATCTACATTTTAAAATAGATAAAAATGATAAAATAAGTTGTGCAGCATATGACGATACAATTTATGAGCATTTATGTGATAATTATTGTTATATATTCAGAACATAAATTTTAATAATATATTAAAATTTATAAATTATCTCATAGGACATAACCCTATATATTTGGACATAAATTTATTTTGAGGTATATTGCAAAATTTTAATTCATTATTATTTTTAATTTCTCTATTAATATCTCTCTGATAATATTGTATTTTATTTTTATGAATAAAATTTTCATAAGAAGGTACATATGTTGGTACATGGGTTGATGGAGGTTTTGTAGGATATTCATGATCTGGATATATCCATGAAAAGAATATTGTCGGACTTAATTTTCCATCAAAACTTACTGGAGGAGGTAAAGATTTTACTGGAAATACTCCATCTAAGAATATATTAATATATGTAGTTAACTGATTTGTGCCTTCAAGTAATTGATCTTCTGTCGGAGGATATACAGTTGCTAAAAATTTTATATCATTTATAGATAATCTTAAACATCTATATACAGCCTTATTATTAATAGTCAATTCTGCTGGATAAGAATATTTCATAATTGATAATGGATCAAATTTGGTACCATTTGTATCTGTTAAAGCATAATAAGTTAATATATTACGTTCAGTTTTTCTTTCATCCCAACCTTGTGTATCTCTTGCCCATTCTATAACTTTATCTCTATTCCATGGAATCGAAGAACCTCTAGGATTTTGATGTTCATGTAACATACCTAATGCATGTCCAAATTCATGCATCACAGTTTGAACACTAAACCAACTAAAAATTATACTTGGTCTATTTTCCCTTACATCATTTCTACACATAATACCTATACTAGATGCACTACCTTTTTTTCTCTGAAATTCAATTGATATATCTGCACTATTTTTATATTTTCTATCTATAAATTCAAAACTTAGATTTAAAAATGGTTCAAATCTTTCTTTAATTATAGTAATAATTGCTTGGGGAACCTGTTTTTTTAAACCTCCAGGTTTATCTTTTAAATTTCTAAACTTAACCTCTAAAGGATCCATTTTTGAACCATCAGGTGTATGTTTTTCCATTTCCTCTAATATTTCATATGGAGTTTGATAAAAATAATCTTCTTCATCATTGATAATATCATAAAAAGGTTTTACTGGAGGATCATTAAGAAATACAATTTTTAAAGTATATCCTTGAGGCCATAATAAATTTTTTTGAACTAGTGCTCTAGAAACTTTTTTATTTTTAGATAAAATTTTTGGATCTACATGCGAAACACAAAAGTCCAAATTTGATAAATCATCTTTATAGTTCATTTATTAGAAAAAACATTTTTTTTAATTTTATTAATTTCATATAGTAAATATTTAGTTATTTCATATTTATTTTTACCTTTATTATATTTTTTAAATACATTTATAACTTTATCAGATATATTTCTATTAATGTAATTTTCTACATCATTTTCTGACATTTTTAATAAATCATTATCAAAATTTACATTTTCTACAAATTTTTTTATAAAATTTACAAAATATTTATTTATACCATTTATTTCTAGTGAATTTATTTCACATTCAGAATTTAAAATATATATTTGAAACCATCTATGATGCCCGTCTAAGATATAAGTATTATCTTCACAAATAAAAATTCTATTTTCTCCAAAAGGAGATTTTCCACTTAATATATTTTCTACTTTTTCATGATCTTTTAATAAATAATATAAAGTTTTATTAATATCAATAGATTTTTGTAAGGGTACTAAATTTTTAACCTTTATATTTTTATTAAATAATTTTATTTTCTTTTCTTTTTCTAATAAAGATAAAATTTCTTTAGAATTTCTACAATATTTTATTTCTTCCATAATTCTTTCATAATCATCTTTTAAAAGAGATTTTGCCATTTCTGTATACGATTTTTCTCCGTTAAAATTTTCTTTAAAAAATTTAACTAAAAAAATAATAAATATTATACTAATAGCAAATATAAATATTAAAAAGTATCTATTCATTTATTAAATAAAAAAAAATAAAATTTATTAAATAAAATGCCAAGCTGTGGTGAATATTGTAAAATTGAATATAGTTCCAAACCTTTATTAATTCGTAAAACACATAAAAAATGTAATAATTGTGAAAATATGGTAAGTTTTAATTATCATAATAAATGTTATAAATGTGCAGAATATAATACAAAAGAATTCTTATATCATCATGAAAAATGTATAATAAGTAGTATAAATATTAACTATTAAATTTTAACACACATGTGTGTTAAAATTTTTATTATTTTTAACACCTTATAATAAAATTGATTTATTTATAAAATATATTAAATTGTGATACATTTATAATGACGGAATTAAATATTCACAGCAAATATATTGATAAACGAATAGATGATATTAAAAAAGAAATTATAATAGCATTTTTAGAAGAACATAAATATACAAAATTTACATTCAAGTGTCATAGTTGTCATAAAAATGAGAAATTAGAGACTTGAAATGTTAAAAGATATTTTTTTAAATTTTTTTAAACTTTCTGATGTTCTTTTATAAATTATGTAAAATATTAATGATAAAATATATAGAATAAAAGACATAACTGAATATGTTTTAATAGAATCTGAATATTCTTCTTTCAATAAATTATCATTATCATCAAGTAAGAAATATGCAATTATAAACATATCTACAAAAATTAACATAGCCGTTGCTATATATAAAATAAGTTTATAAAAAAAATCAAGAAGTATAATATTATTTTTTAATGAATGATATTTTTTAAGATCTTTTTTATTATAATAATCTTCTTCTAATAAGACTTTTTTAATATCAATATCATTTTGTTCATTAATTGTAGAATTCATCATACAAATTTAAAATTTAAAAATTAAAAATTTTAAATTCAATTTTAAATTTAAGTACAAAAGAAACAATCATTTGGCAATAAACACCAAGTTCCCTTTAATCCAGTTTCATTTTCTATTATATCAGAATAAGTATCAATTAAATTTTCAAAAGTTTTATTTAATACTTCATTCCATTCATCATTAAAAGAATAATTTGATAAATATATGGATTTTTCTAAACAACCATCAGTGCTAAAAAACTTTTGACGCATAATTTTAACATATTTTTTAATATAAAAAGGTAATTCATATCTATTATAATGAGATAGTTCTTGTAATAATTTTTCCTTATATTCTTTTTTCATGATCCATCTATCATTTGCACTTTTTAAAACTAAATGAATATTATCATTTTTTAATTTTTCTTGCCAAAAAAATCGATTATTACTCCAAATAAATGGATAAATATTAATACCTATAAAACTGTTAAAATTTGTTTCTTTTGGCCAACAACATGGTAGTCTGTATATATTACAATTTTTTAAATATTTTTTAAGTATATCTTTTTTAAATTTTTTCAAATCATTTTTCATACGTTCATGATCATCTTGTTCAGTATCATAATTAATATCTAATATATCTTTTTTCATAAAATTTCCATATGCCAATGTAAATCCTTCTATTCCACACATTTCTCTAAATGTTTCAATTATTTTATCTGTTTTGATATTATTAAAAAAATTTGTTAATAATTCTATCTTATTAACTTCTAAACTTTCTTGATTCTCTTCTTCAATATCATCTTGTTCATTACCATATTCATAATCCATCTCTGTAGCTATATTTTTACATAAAGATTCGATAAAATTTAAACTCATTTTAATTAAAATTTTAATTAAATTTAAACTCATTTTAATTAAAAATCAATTTTAATTAAAATTTAAAATTCAATTTATTCAACTCTCATATTTGGTTTATATGGTATAAATTTTTTACATGTATCATAATCATATGTACTATCAGTTGTAAGATCACTATATTGAGTCAAATACATTTTACATGTTCTTTCACCATTATGGTAAGTTTTGATTCTAGATAAGTTTTCGTGAAATATTTCAAAATGTTTTTGATATTCTGCAGAATTTGGATAATTTTTATTATGAATTTTTAAAAAATCATTAAATTGATCTTTCATCTGTTGTTCTCTTGTATAAAGAGTTTTTCCTAAAGAAAAATTAAAAGCACTAAAAAGGACAATTAAATATTTAAACATATATTATATAATTGTATCTTTAAATTTGAAAAATTATTATTTTATTTAAATAAGAAAATATATTTATATATGAAAAATTTATTTTACGATTTACCAAATGAAATAATAAATAATATATATTCATATGATAATACTTATAAGGAAAAATTTAATCTTGTTATTAAAGAATTAGAAACTTATCCGACTTTTGAATATTCAAACATGTTTGATTTATTTTTTAGTTGTTTAAAGTATATAAAAGGAGTTAAATATGTAAATTATATATATTATATTAATAGAAGTTTAAAAAATGCATATTATCAAGCTTATTATGATACTCAAGAAAAATTTGACGAGTATTTAATGGATAAAATTCAAAATTGTTAGGTAGACTTTTTAGATTTATTATTTTTTTGTACCCATCTTAAATCTTTTCCATATATTTTTGAATTTTTAGGATTGGTATTTTTTGTTAAAAGTTTTACAGCATTTAATTTTTTTACAACAGATGAATATCCATACGCTTTTAAAGCTTTTTTTAATGCGCTATGCCTTTCTGTATCGTTTCCAGAAATAGAATAACCATATTTTGTTAAAGAACCTTTCTTTAATGTTGGTAAAACTCTACTAGTTTTTTTACCTTTACTTCTTAATCCCTTAGATTTTGAACAAGATGCTTTAACCTTAATCTTTTGACCAGTTGATTTTTTAATATATGTATATCCTTTTCTAGAAATACTTCCTTTTGGACATTTTTTACGAGAATAAGATTTACTTTTTCTACTTTTCATTTTATTAAAAAAAAGAAAATGAAAATTAAAAATAATTCTATAAAGTATAATTATAATATTTCAAATGGAAAAATATCAAAAGTCTACTAGAGATGAAAGAAAGAATAAAGAAAAAAATAAAACATTAAAATATTTTGGTTCTAAAAAACATATTAGAATAAAGATAGAAAATATAGGAAAAAAAAATAACCAAAAATAATATATTTTTAGATCTGAAAATAAAAATTATATTAAAAATATAAATTATTTTTAATTATAAATGAATGATTATTATTTAAGAAGTCTTAATAAATATTTGAACTTTAAAGATTTAGAAAGAAATATAGCCGAAATAGATTCTACTACTATTAGGGAATTAGAATCACGTTTTGAAATAGATTATAGTATAGATGATATCATAAAAAAATTAAATTCATTACAAAAATTTGATATAATTAATGAAAAAACTATTGTAGAATATCATCAAGATAATCAAAGAATTGTTGTAGATGAAGAAATATGGGAAAATACTATAAATAAAAATACTTTTACAACAGGAGAATATAAAAATCAACTATCTAGTAAAAAAATTAATGTACAAGGTTATACCATAAATTTTGCTTTTTCTCATGAAAAACAAATAGAAATAGAAAGAATACATAATCCAAAAATAAGAAGAAGAAATAGATATATAATTAAAAATTTTTTAAATGATAAATATGACTTACATTTAACCAGCTCGTTTGATCCTTTTATAAAACGTGATAAAAATTTAATAGAAATAGAATATAATATTGAAAAAATAAAAACTTTAGGAGAATTAATTTATCCTATAAAATATATTTTTGATTTAATGTATGTTAGATCTTTTCTATTATTACATCCAGACGAAATGCAAACAGTTATAGACCATTTTAATGATTATTTAAGAAAATTAAAAAGAACATTAACAAAAATTGATATCGATAATATATCTAATAAAAGATTAATTAGATATCAAGATAATCCAGTACCAATAAAAAGTAACAATATAAAATTTGTTAAAACTGATAAATACTATGTTACAAATAAACTTAATGGAACAAGATATTTTTTATTTATAGATAATGGATCTCTATATCTTTTAGGAAAAACTGGGTCCAAAATATCTACTATTCCCACAAATGTTTGGAAAATTGATACAATACAAATAAATATACATAGTGATTATAATTATACTCAAACTTATATTCTAGATGGAGAATATTTTGATAAAGAATATATAGATTTTCTTAAAACAGAAAAATATCGTCCTAAAATAACTACTTATTTTGCATTTGATATAATATGGTTTAATAATATTCCATTATCTGATACACCGTATGATATGCGTTTGAATTATCTAAATAATGTTGTAAATATGAAAAGTTTTATTAATATGCCTCTAACAATGAAATACATTGTATTAGGAAATAATACTATTGATGTTTTAAGATTTATGAAAAAAACTTTTGGAGAAGATTGGGATGAAGATAATGACGGTCTTATATATACAGATGTCAAAAATATTTATGGAAATAAGAATTTTAAAACACTAAAATGGAAATTTTTACATCATCAATCAGTAGATGTTTCAGTTAAAAAAGAAGATATAAATGATAATAATTTTATTTCAAAAGATTTATATTCATGTTATGTAATGAATAAAGATGACAACTTAGAAAGATTTACAAACTTTTTTCTATATTCTCCAAGAAAATTTTTAAATGGAAGTATTGTGGAAGTTTCTTTTGATAAAAAAGAAAAATTATTTTATCCATTGAGGCTACGAACAGATAAAGAAATACCAAATTTTATAAGTGTAGCTAATGATTTTTGGAATGATATAAATGATGATATAAAATTATCTAAATTAATAAGTAAACCTCTATATTTGAAAAATAGTTTAGATGACTGGAAAAATTATAGAAAAAATTGTGCAAATAAGGAGAAAAGCAAATTAATAAAAACTATTGATCCTAATAATATTGTTGTTGATATCGGTTTTGGTAAAGGAGGAGATCTTTTTAAATATAAAGATCAAGGGATCAAAAGAATAGTTGGAGTTGAACCTGATTTTAATAATATTTTAGAATTTTTTGATAGATTTAAAATTTCAGATTATGATATAGATGATATACAAAATACAAAAATTTTTGATAGATTAGTAAGAGTTCAAGATACAGATATACATATAACTATTATAAATAGATCAGCTTCGGATTCTGATATTCCTGATATAATTTTAGAATTATTAAAAGATAATAAACAAAATATAATTGTTACTATGTTTTTTTCTTTAACATATTTTTTTAATCCATATGATGATTTTGTAAAACTTATATATAATATATGTAAAATAAATCCTTTACAAATTATTGGTACAGTTATGGATGGTAAAAAAACAAAACAATTTTTAAATAAATTTTATTGGAATACTGAAAAATGTGGTTTAGAACTAAAATTAATTTCACAAAATAAGTTATTTATAAGTATTGCTGAATCAGCAACTGTATCAGGACATAATGAATATTTGACTGATCTAGATAGATTTGAAAATAATCTTTTTTGGTATTATTTTAAATTAATAGATAAAACTTATTTTAATTTTGATTTAGGAGCAAATAATTTACTTACACATTTCGCATCTCTAAACTGTTCTTTTAAATTTTATAATCAAAGTCCTAAATATTCAATTAGAACTAAAGAGGGTATTACAATACAAAAACCAATGAATCACTTATATCAAATAAATAAATTAATTATATCATTTAATTATAAACTAGGATTAAATCTTGATTCCAATTATTTTTATACATGTTTTAGAAATTTACAATTAAAAGAGAGATATGATATAAGCGAAACTATTAAACAAATAGAAAATTTTCAAAATAGTAGAAACATAAGTAAATATTATATTAAAAAAGTAGTAGATGAATCTGATAATTCTATAGATAAAGAATTATATTATTTTGTTTATAATGATCAAGAATTCGAATTAAATTTAGAAAATCTAAATAAAGCAAGATCTTTACTCCTTAAAAATAAAATAGATGATACTTTTAGAATAATATATAAAATAGATAATAATGATCCGTATAAATCTAATCAAATAGCTGAAAATGTTTTAAAGAAAATTTTTCAAACTAAAGATGCTGATAAATTAATTTTATCTAATCAATATTGTGATTATTATTCTGATAATGAAAATCCGATAACAAATATCATAAACATAATACAAAAAATTATAAGTCCTATAAATAATTATACTCTTATCGAAATTAATCCTGGTATTGGCTTATTTACAGTAGAATTTATTAAAAATTTTAAAAATATGATAACTATTACAAATGGTTCAAATTTAAATTATTATTTTCTATTAAATAATTTTATTAATTATTATAATATAAAATATCCATATGAAAATATTGACAAAATTTTGAATAAAGATAGTTTAACTAAAAGCTTAATTGTCAAATATAAAGAAAAAGATATTATATTTTTTAATAATTATAGTGATGAAATTAATATTCATGAAATAAATAATCTAATCGATAATTCTGTTTTATTTATAAATTATTTATTTAATGATTTTCCAAATATAAAAGATATTTTAAATATTAATTGTAAATATATAATTATATATTCTAAAAATATAATTAATATTGGAAAATATTTCAAAAATTTTTATTTAGATATTATTAGGAATAATTATTTATATATAATATCAAAAAATGATATAAAAAATATAGAAGAAGAAATAATATTATCAAATATTTCTTACTATTTTGATGATAAAAATAATACAGTAGATTTATCAAAACTTAAATTTACAAAAGAAAGTGTATATAGTGTTACTCCTTGGAAAGAATCAAAAATTATTTCTGATCAAATAGAAGAATTTTTTAACACAAATGAAATAACAGTCACAGATGCAACTTCAAATGTTGGAGGTAATACTATTGGATTTTTAGAAGCTGGCTTTAATGTAAATTCAGTAGAGATAGATAAAATTACATGTGATTATTTAAAAAATAATATTTCAGTTTATAATTATCCAATCTCAAGAGTTTATTGTGATAATTATCTTGAAATATATAAAGAATTAAAGCAAGATGTTATATTTTTTGATCCTCCGTGGGGAGGAACTGAATATGCTAAAAACAAAGTTTTAGATTTATTTTTAGGAAAAGTTAATGTAATAGTTTTAATAAAAAATATATTTGATGATAATCATGCTAAATTAGTAGTATTAAAAGCACCTAATAATTTTAATGAAGAAAAAATGTTTGATATATTAATTGATTATAATATAGAAAAAATACCTATCTATAGAAAGGGACGTATTTCATATGTTGTTTATTATATTTCTAATAAATTAAATGATATAATTAAACAATCTGAAAAATTTAAACAAGAAGAAAAAGAATGGATACAAAAAAATATTAATAAAAATATTGATATTAATACTATTATAGATGATATGTTATATAAGTATCGTGAAAATAAAGTTAAAGAACTAGCTAATATAAAGAATCAAAAAGAGAGAGAATTTATGCTTAAAAGTTGGTATTATATTAATTGGCAAAAAGGGTCTATTATTAAAAATAAATAAGTTTTTATTATAATTATTTATAATAAAAATATGATTATAGAAAAAACTGTTTTAAAATTTGGAAAGTATAATGGAAAAACTTTTAAGCATGTATTAAAGAAAGATATTGAATATTGTAAATGGTTTTTAAAAAACCTGGATTATGATTGTGCAACATATGAAAGAAAACAATTTTATGAATATTTAATTAATTGTATATAAATACAATAAAAAGACTTTTTACGTATTTAAAATTCTATTTAAAAAAAAAATATATTCATAAAATGAGTATAAAAACAACTGTATTAACAAATATATATAATGAAGAATATCTTCTACCTATGTGGTTAGAACATCATAAAAAAATTTTTGATCATGGTATTATTATTGATTATTGGAGTACTGATAAATCTGTTGAAATATGCAAAAAAATATGTCCAACTTGGGAAATTAGAACCACAAAAAATAAAAGTTTTGGTGCAATCGAAATTGATCAAGAATTTATGGATATTGAAAAAAATTTAGAAGGTATAAAAATAGTGTTAAATACAACTGAATTTTTATTTTCAGAAAAACCTCTTTCAGAATATTTTGATAATAGTCAAAAATCATATGCGATTGAAGCATATGGACCTCAATCTCTTCATTTAGAGACTCCTTTTACAATAAATGAACTCATAAAAGAATGTTTAAGAGAAGATGTTAAATATGTATTTGAAAATCTTAGAGGTCATAGAAATTTACATAATTATCTAACTGGTAATTATGGTTTAGGTAGACATACATGGTATTTACCAAAAGAAAATATAAAAGGTATTGCTATTCTATGGACAGGATATTTTCCATGGAATCAACATATGATAAAACGAAAATTACAAATAAAAACACATATACCAGAATCAGATAGATTAAAAGGTTATTCTTATAATCATTTTTGGGATTTACAAAAATTAGAAGAATTAAGAAAATACAAATATGATACGGGAAAAAGTTTAAAAGATATACAACCAAATTTATATAATATGCTTAAAAATTATTAACATATTTTAATAGATCTTTCATCTATTCTATTTTCTGGTTTGACATATTTTAAACCTACATACTCGAATATGTCTTTTTCAGTCTTCAATCCTATTACTTTTGGTGTAAAACCATGTTCGTTTAAACTTAACCCCATATTTAAACAATGTTGTCTAAACGCTACATTAAATTCTCCACTTCCCGTAAAATATAATTTCATAAAAGGATATTCTTCTTTTGAATTTCTAATAAGATCTATTCTTCTATATTTTCCTTTTTTTATTTGACATATTCCTAATAATTTAGTTTCTCCACGAGCCAAAATAAATTTCAAATATTTTTTATCTATTAATTCTTTTATAAAATCATTGAATTCTTCTTTATCCATATTTAACATTACATCTATATCACCACTTGATTCTGCTTTTCTTCTAAAACTCCCGACAATTTCACCTTTATTAATATCTAAATCTAAAATTTTTTGATGTTTTAACATTTCTTTTCTAGGAATTCTTTCTAAAAGATCTTCATAACATAAAAGACCAATTTTTTGAGCTTTTGTCAATATTTTATCATCTTTTGCAGATTTTTCGCGAAGATCCTCAATACTCTTAATTTTATAAATATCAATCAAATTTTTTGCTTTAACATTTCCAACTCCATATATTAATAGTAATTTTTGTAATAAATTATCTTCAGGAGGTCTTAATTCTTCAGATTCTTTTAATTTTCCAGTTTCAAATATTTCTTTTAATTTTATTTTAATTTTCTTACCTACGCCATCAATGTTTTCTACTTGTTCATATTTTGTTATCTTTTCTTTAATATTATTAATATTTCTTATAACTTTTTCATAAGCTCTTAATTGAAAAACTTGACCTTCATTTCTAGCATTTTCTCTTAATATACTTAAGGAATCTATAATACTTTTTTTATAATCCATTTGTTTATAAAAAAATAATTGTTAAATTTAAAAAAATATACTTTTATATATAATGTTTTATAATCTACCAATGGAATTACAAAATTATATATATTCTTTTGATGATACATATAAAGAAAAATATAATAAAAATATAAAAGAAATTCAAAAATTACCAAATTTTGATTATTATAATATTGAACATGATATTTATAAATTTTCTATGAAAATGTTTGGTATTATCAATTATTATACCATTGTTCATGGAAAAAATTATAAAGATGCATTAAAAAATGCTAAATTAAGTTATTAAAATGAATGTTTATCACCATTCATAAAAATATTGTCCTCTTCATCATAAATATATATATTATTTTCATACAAAAAATTTATAAATTTATTAATTAATATTTCCTCGTCAGGATCGTTAATAAACAAAAATTGATTTTTACTATTTTTATTTTCAAAATCAAAAGAATTTATTGCTGGTTGGGTTGGAGTTAATAAAGATAAATAAATACCAATAACTTTTCTTTTTAATATTTTTGATAAATCTGTAACACTTGTTTTAAAATGATGTATATCAACATTAGATGGTTTTTTACTTTTAACATATTTATCTTGCAAAGCAATACAAATATCATCATTCATAATCAAATGATCTATTCCACTTATATGGGATGAATATTTAGATCTTATTTCTTTTTCTCTATATACTATTAATTTTGTTAATATTAATATATTATGAATACGATCTTCAAATATTTTTCCTTTTTTTTGATTATCCATAATTTTATTTTTAAAATATTTTTATAAATTCAATTTTTAAAAACTTTTTGATTTTGAAAAGAAGTACATATATATTTTTATGTATATATTTTATAATAGTATATATATGTAATTATTGTGATGAAATATATGACTTTTCATTTTTATCAAAACTCAAAATTTTTAAACGAACAAACTGAATCGACCTTGACATCGCTTTCAGATCTTTTTTATGTCTGGTTACGTTTAAATGATTTTTTTTCAGATATTTTTTTTTCATTTTTTGGAAAGAAAATAGAATTTCTTAAAATTCTTGAAAGAAGATTTTTAAAATATAATTTTGAATTTCTTTTTTTATTTTATTTTTAAATTTTTTAAAAATAAAATAAAAAAAATATTTTTAAAAAACTTTTTGGAATTTTAAAATTCCACACACACAAAAAATGTGTGTGTGGAAAAAATTTTTTCAAAAAATTCTTTTTTTTGATAAATTAGTTTTTAAGTTGAAAATAAAGTTTAATTTTTTTTTATCAAAAAAAATAGAAAAAATTACAAAAATCCATTTAATAAAATTTAATAATATTTAATAAAATTTAATAAAAATATTAAATTTTATTAAATATTATTAAATGTAATCTAAGAAGAATGGTTTATAGTATAAAATGTCAGGAATAATTTGTGAATTTTGTAATAAAACTTATTCTAGTAAATCATCTTTAAATAATCATCAAAAAACTACAAAAAAATGTATTGAAATACAGAATAAAATGTCTAAAAATAAAGAGAATAAAGATAATAATATAATAAAATTTAGTTGTAAATACTGTAATAAAAATTTAACTTCAAAACAAAATATTAAAATTCACGAAAATAGTTGTTCATATAAAAAAGAATATGAAAATGAATTAAAGGATATTAAAAATAAATGCGAAGAACTTGAAAAACAAAATAAAAATTATCTAGAAGAAATACAAAAACTTAGAGAAATAAATGCTGAATTAAAAGGAGAACTTAAAAATGCAAATAGAGCGACTGATTGTATATATGAAATTGCTAAACAACCCAAAAATATCACTAATACAAATAATAGTAAAACTCTTAATATAACAGGCACTCTTGATTTTAATGATATAGATAAAATAAAAGAAATAATAGATACAAAATATAATATTAATCATCTTTTATCAGGACAAAAAGGTTTTGCACATTTTGCAGCACAAAATTTATTAAAAGATGAAGAAGGTAATTATAATTATACATGTACAGATCCTAGTAGACAAATTTTTAAATTCAAAAATACAAAAGGAGAAATTGAAAAAGATATAGAAGCAAAGAAATTAACAAATTATTTAGTTGAAGGAGGAATTAAAGATAAAGCATTAGATATTTCTTTATCCTGGTGTCAAAATGAAGGAAAAATAGATAAAGAAAAATTTATCTTTATTTCCGAAAAACAAGATTCTATATTAAATATAAAAGAAAATAATAGCGAATTTAAAAAAGAGTTAGTAAGTTTAGTAACGCAAAAATAAATTTATAACCCCAAAATTTTTGATAAATGTTTAAAAAAAATTATTTATATTATAATATATTTTTATGGTTTTAAAATATAACTATATTATAATAAATGTTATTTATTGATACACCTTTAATTTATAAAGAATTATTGTTCAATAAAATTAGAAGAGGTAATAGAATTTTAATATTAGATTATAATAAAGATTATAATAATATATTTGATAACATCGATATAATTAAAAATTTAAATATCGAAATTCATGTTGTTAATGTTAAAAAAAATAAGATAGAAGAATTATATAAAATTGCAAAAGAAAAAGAGTATAATAAAATAGAATTTCACTCATATGATATATTTGAAATAGATGAAAATATTAAATACAATAATATCATTTTTTTTAATATTTTTTGTAAATTTAAAGATGAAGAAATAGAAAAATTATTAGAAAAATCAAAATTATTACTAAAAAATATAAATAGTTCTAATTTAATATTTATCAACAATATTATAACTAAATATAATCAATATATTTATCATCCATTTTCTTATATAAGAGATTATTTTTGCGATAATTGCGTATATATAACTGATATGTATGATAAATTAAGAAATAATGGATTATACGTTATAGATTCATATAGACTATTTACTTTTAATATACCTACATATCCAATTGAATTTTTTTCCGTAATTTGTACAATTAGATAAAATAAATTTGATTTTTATTTTTAATTTTGAATAAAAATTATTAACCGATATTATGACAACTCTCTCAGAAAATTATAGATGGAATGTTTTACAGGATTATTTTCAAAAATATGGTATTGTACAACATCAAATTAATACATTTGATGATTTTATAAATAGTGGAATTGAAAGAGTTGTAAGAGAAACTGACATTAAAATTGATCAAAAAGAAATTAAATATAAAGTTTCATTTGGAGAAGTATATATTCCTTCTCCTACAATTATAGAAGAAGATAGAAAAGTTAGAAAAATGTTTCCAAACGAAGCAAGATTAAGAGATCTTAATTACGATTCTCCTATTTTCGTTAATGTTAAAGAAGAATTAGAAATGGAAGGACAACCACCAGAAACTAATATTCATAAAAGAATTATGATTGGACGTGTCCCTATAATGTTAAGATCAGAAAAATGTAATCTAAGATCTTGTACAAAACAAGAAAGAATCAAACAAGGAGAATGTGAGTTTGATCAAGGTGGTTATTTTATTATCAGAGGTAAAGAACGTGTATTAGTAGGACAACTAAGAGGTATTTATAATCATCCAATTGTAATGTTACAAAAACCTGGTGAAAAATTTAAGTATGTTTGTGATGTCAGAAGTATGTCTGAAGAAACAGGACATTCTGTACTAATACAAGCAAAAATTGGGTGCGATGATAGAAATATAGTATTTTCATTACCTTATATTAAAGAACCTATACAAGTAGGTATAGTTTTTAAGGCTTTAGGTTTTGTTGAAGAAGACGAAATTATTAATATAATAGGGAATGAGAATGAAAAAATACAAAAATATATAAAATATATTATTAGAGATAGTTATTTTATTAAAACTCAAGATGATGCATTAAAATACATTGGTCAATTTTCTATGCATGTTATTAAAGACGATAAACGTCGAGATTATGCAATGCAGGTAGTTGAAAATGAATTATTACCTCATATGGGTATTACATCCACAATAAAAGAAAAAGTATACTTTTTAGGTTCTATGGTTAATAAATTATTATGTACACATGTTGGAATTAGACAAGAAGATGATCGTGATAATTATGTAAATAAAAGAGTAGAAATGGCTGGTGTATTATGTTGTGAATTGTTTAGAACTTTATTTAAAAGATTTACAAAAACTATTGAAGGACAATTAGAAAAGAAAAAACAACGTCCTGATGTTTTAAGTATTATTTCAAGAACTACAAGTATTACACTTGGATTAAAGTTGAGTTTTGCAACCGGAAATTGGGGTGTTCAAAAGAATAATTATATTAGAACTGGTGTATCACAGGTATTATCAAGACTTAGTTATGGTGGTACTTTATCTCATTTACGAAGAGTTGTTATTCCTATCGGAAAAGAGGGAAAAAATGCAAAAATTCGTCAAACTCATTCAAGTCAAATTATGTTTATTTGTCCAAATGAAACTCCAGAGGGTTTGAAATATTGGCCCCAGTAATATCAAAAATATTGCTAGTCTTTTAAGGCGACACATTCAAATTGCGGGAACATCTTGTTAGGTCTTTAATACTAACTTATTTTAGAAATAGAATAAGGGTCTTAGTTAATCACTAAGAGAGTAAAAATTTAAAGAATAAAGACAATCCGCAGCCAAGCTCCTTATTTTCGCTATGATAGAAAATGGAGAAGGTTCAACGACTAAATGTTTGTGGGCATGAGAAATTATATCAAAATTTCAATGATTGCTTAAGATATAGTCTACTCCTACTTGAGAAAGTATGGTATTAAGGCAATCAATCGGTATAGTTTTAAATCTTTCTCTATTAACTAAAGTTTCAAGACGTATTCCGACAGTTTTGGTAAAAGAAATTATAGAAAATTGTGAAAATTTTGTATTTATAAATGATTATGAAGGTAAAAATAATATTCCTAAAATATTTTTAAATGGTGTTCTTTTAGGTGTTACTGAAAATTGTAAAGAATTTTTAACAGAACTTAAAAATTATAGAAAATCGGGATTATTAGATAAAGATATTTCATTCACTTATAATAATGTAGATAATGAAATTAAAATATTTTCTGACGAAGGTAGATTTATCAGACCTGTGTTTACTACAGATGAAGAAGGTCTTCTGAACATTTCTGAAGATGAACCTGTAGATTGGGATCACCTAGTTAATAATAATTTTATACAATATATTGATAATTGTGAAGCTGAAAATTCAGTAATTGCAATGACTGATGAAGATTTAATTAAATATAAAAATGATTATGCTGAAATTTGTCCAGCTATGATGATGGGTGTAATGTCAAATATTATTCCCTTTTGTGATCATACACAATCATCGAGAAATATCTTTCAGTCTAGTATGGGTAAACAAAGTATAGGAATGTTTGCTTTATCACATCAAGTTCGGTCTGATACAATTGTGCATGTATTAGATTATCCTCAAAGACCTTTGGTAAATACTTTACCAGCAAAATTCATGGGTTTTGATGATATGCCTTTTGGTATTAATGCTATCGTAGCTGTAGGATGTTATAGTGGGTTGACAATGGTTGAGCCCCTGTCTTATTAAAAGTAAGGCAAGTCAGTAATACTGGCGACGTATCCAAATTGCGGGAAACTCCAAAGAAATCTATTTTAAAAAACATTTCGCTTATTTAACTACTAAATTTTTAGAGAAATCTAAAGATGGTTCTAGTTAACTACTAGAAAAAGTAAAAAGGTTAAATATATTAAGGACAATCCGCAGCCAAGTTCCTAAGTTCGTTATTACTAGAATATGGAAAAGGTTCAACGACTAAACGGATACGGGCATGAGAAAAATAGTAAATTTCTATGATTGCTCAAGATATAGTCTACTCTTATTTGAGAAAATAAGTATTAAAGGTTAACCAGGAAGATAGTGTTATAATCAATAAATCAGCTATAGAAAGAGGACTTTTTGTTGCAACATCTTATCGTACATTAGTTGATGAAGAGAAAAAACAAGGAACATATAATTTTGAAACAATATGCGCTCCGCCAATAGATAAAAGAAAAAGAAATTATAATTATAGTCTTTTAGATGAAAATGCTGTTGTTAGAACAAGAATTAATGGAAAATCTGTTTATGTAGAAAAAGGAGATGTAATTATTGGGAAAATATTAACAAAATCTAATAAATCTGGAGAAGAAGAAGTAGTAGATTGTAGTTTTACAATAAAAACTGGAGAAGAAGGATATATTGATAGAGTTTATCAAACTATTACTCCAAATGGATATAAAATGGTTAAAGTTGTTATCAGAAACCAAAGAATTCCTGAAGTAGGAGATAAATTTGCATCGAGAGCAGCTCAAAAGGGTACTCTTGGAATGGTATATCGTCAAGAAGACATGCCATTCACTCCAGATGGTATTACACCGGATATAGTCTTAAATCCACATGCACTTCCGAGTCAACAATAATCCGGCTCGAAAAAGGGTTCTAGTAATAGAATTCTAGTCTTTAATAACTTTTGGTCAGGTTATTAAAAGGCGAAATGTCCAAATTGCGGGAAAGTCTTGAAATATAATTTAAAAATTTGCCTTCTAGAATAACAATGAATTTGAAAAAATGTACAAGATGCGAAAATGAAAAGGATAAAAACGAGTTTATAAAAAAATGTGGTATGTGTAGAATATGTAGAAGCATACATAGAAAAGAATATAGATTAAAAAACTTGGAAAAATTTAAAGAAAAAGATAAAAGATATTATGAAAAAAATAAAGAAAAAATAAGAGAAAGAGATAATAATTATTATCAGCAAAATAAGGAAAAAATTCAGGCACAAAGAAAAGAATATAGAATCAATAATATTGAAGAACATAAGGCCAAACAAAAAAAATATTATTATACCAATATTCAAAAAAGATTGGGAATAACATATAGAAATAGAGTCAGATCTAAATTAAAAACAGGAAAAGGTTTTATCGAATATTTAGGATGTTCTATATTAGAATTAATAGAATGGTTTGAATTTAATTTTAAATATGATGGATTTACATGGGAAAATTATGGGAAAGCTTGGGAAATTGATCATGTTATTCCTTGTGCCAAATTTGATCTTGTTATAAAAGAAAATGTTTTTAAATGTTTTAACTGGAAAAATACTAAACCAGTTAGAAAAAATTTTAATAGGAAAAAAAGTAGTAATATAGATCAAAATGAAAAGTTTGAACAAGAATTAAGATTATATTTATATTCAAAAGGCAAATTTAAGAACTTAAATACCGCGATTATATAGAAATATATGATGCAGCATCAGGTGTAACGATCTGAGGATGGTAAAAACTTTAAGTTAGAGATAATCCGCAGCCAAGATTCTAAATCCGTTATGATTAGGATATGAATAAGGTTCAGAGACTAGATGGATATTGGTGGAAAATGATAGTTTAATCAACTTGATTCTGCTTAAGGTATAGTCCTACCCACTCGAGAGAGACTTTGACGTAGTTCCTGACCAGAACGAAATCAAATAGCTAAATATTTAGCGAGGGATAAAAGAGGATGACAATTAATATATTGCTTGAAGCAATTCTAGGTAAATCTTGTTTATTAGAAGGAACATTTGGAGATGCTACACCTTTTACAAGTAATAGTGTAAATATTGCTGAAGAACTTTGTGATAGACTTGAAAAAAATGGGTTTGAAAGACATGGATGGGAACAGTTAATTAATGGGTTTACAGGAGAACCTATAAAAGCAAAAATCTTTATTGCACCACAATATTATCAAAGATTAAAACATATGGTGTCCGATAAAATACATTGTTTAGATTTTAATACGGAAGTTTTAACTTTAGATGGTTGGAAGAGTGTACATAATTTAACAAAAAATGATTTAATTGCTACATTAAAAGATGATCATTTGGTTTACGAAAAACCTATTGATATAATGATATATAATGATTACGAAGGACCAATGTATTATATTAAAAATAGTTCTATTGATTTTGCAGTTACTGGAAATCATAGAATGTGGGTAAGTAGATACGATAATATTCAAAATAAATGGTTACCTTATAATTTTGAAAGAGCTGATAATATCATGGGACAAAAAGTAAAATATAAAAGTAATGTAATTCAATATAATAAAAATAATCTAAATTTTATTGAAAAATATGAAAATCATTCATTTGTTGAAGCAAATAATATTCAAATAAAAGCATTCCATCATGGAAAATCAGCAATTATTGTTAAAAACCAATTAGCATTATACGATATATATATTAATAAAGATAATGAAACAATTATTCAAGAAAAAGATGTTTTTGAATACAAAGTTGAAAAATGTCCTGTATTTTGTTTACAAGTTCCTTCTGAAGTATTTTATGTTAGAAGAAATGGTAAATGTGCATGGACTGCAAATTCGAGAGCACAAGGACATGTGACCACATTAACTAGGCAACCCCTTGATGAAAGTTGTAACTATATTTGTTACAATGAAAGTTGTAAAAAAATTGAATTTTCATTTTGCGTGATAATTATTTATCAAAACAATGCAAGAAGAACTAAAAGATTTTCCTAAAAACATCGATATAAAGTATCTAGTCTGGGTAAAATTTGGAGTATAACATCAAAAATTTATTTAAAAACTTCTATTTCAGGAGGTCATGAAATAATATCTAAAAAACAAAAATAGATAAAGGTAATATCGGTAAAGTTTGTAATGGTACAACAAATTCAGCAGGAAAATTCAAATGGAAATATATTTAATTTTACAATAAATAGGGGGTAAAAGGTAGCTTGAAAAGAGTGACTACCTAGTCGTAAAAATACGGCAAAACATCTTATAATGTTTCGGGAAACCCCTTAGAGCCTTAACTACCATCTTTATTTGGAAACTTATAAAGAGAACACGGGTAATGACCGTACACAATGGTAATAACGTTAAGGATTGGGCAATCCGCGGGTAAAATATCTAATTTCGTTATGATAAGATTATGATATTCCCACAACGACTGAGTGTATACAAATTGTATTCCACGGATGTTGGTAGATAATGATAGTTTAATCAACTTGAATCTGCTTAAGATACAGTCTAGTCTTTTGTGAAAGCAAAAGTTCCAACGAGAAGGAAGATCAAGAGAAGGTATAGGGAAACCTTTAGCCTTAGTTAATTTAAATTTTTTTATTTCCAATTTAAAAATAACAGCAGATATATATAAATGGTTACAGAAATTATACATATATTAACTAAAGAGTTAGAATTATGGAAGCCTATTAAAAATTATGAAGATTTTTATCAAATATCAAGTTTTGGAAGAGTAAAAAGTATGCATAAAAAACAACATAAAATCATAAATCAATCATTAAGATCTGAATATATGGGAATTCAACTAAATAAGAATGGAAAAGGAAAAACATTCTATATCCATAGACTTGTAGCTTTATCTTTTTTAAGTAGTAATGATACTATTACAAAAATAGTTAATCATAAAGATGGTAATAAGCTAAATAATAATATTCTTAATTTAGAATGGATTACACAAAAAGAAAATAGAAAGCATGCTGCAATTAATAAACTATTTATACCAAAATGTATAAAAGTAAGTCAATATACCAAAGATAAAAAAACATTAATAAAAACTTTTAATTCTGTAAAAGAAGCTATGGAACTTACAGGTATAAGTGATTCAAAAATATGTATGGTATGCAAGGATAAAATAAAACATGCAGGTGGATATTTTTGGAAATATACAGAATTAAATTATGAAATAGTAGAAAATCCGATTGGAAAAAATCTTATTGATTATCCTAATTACATAATTACAAAGAATGGTGAAATTTATAGTATAAGTCATAAAAAATATATTTCACAAAGAAATAATTCTGGTTATAATTATGTTACCTTATATAATAATACAGGATTTTCGAAAGATTTTTCGGTACATTATTTGGTCGCTACATTATATATTGAAAATCCAAATAAATTTCCAATGATTAATCATAAAGATCATAATAGAAATAATAATACAATGGAAAATTTGGAATGGACGACTTACAGTGAAAATATGATACATTTTGGTAAAAAAAACGGTAAAACTGTTGCAAAACTTGATATTAATGAAAATCTTTTAGAAATATATTCTACAATAAAAGAGGCTTCAATTAAAAATAATATAACATCATCAAATATATCTAATGTTTGTAAAGGAAGACAAAAAACTGCAGGAGGATTTAAATGGAAATATGAAAAGAAAGAATTAGCTAGTCCTATATAGAGGGCAACACATTCAAATTGCGGGAAAATTCTAAAGATTTCAATACCAAGTTATAATAGAAATATTATAATGGCTCCTGTTAATCACTGGAGGTATGGTAAAAAGTTGGAATATATATGAATAATCCGCAGCCAAGCTTCTAAGTCCTTTATGTTAGGATATGAAGAAGGTTCAACGACTAAATGTTTGTGGACATGAAGAAATTGACAATTTCTAATGATTGTTTAAGATATAGTCTAGGCCCATCCGAAAGGATGTTATTATTAAGTTTAAAATGATTCTATATAAATTATTTAAACGAGATAATAAGTGTAATGATTTTAGAAGGAAATGTCTAAATGAACTGGTATTACCGGGTTTAAGATTTGGTGAGATGGAAAGGGATTGTATGATTTCTCATGGAGTATCGAGATTTTTGAAAGAAAGATTATTTGAGAAATCTGATCCATATCAAGTAAATATTTGTGAAAGTTGTGGAAATATTGCTACAACTCCAACAGAATGTAAGATTTGTGAAACAGATCAAATATCAAGATGTAATTTACCTTATGCATCAAAATTATTAATTCAAGAATTAAATGCCATGGGTATTAAAACAAGCTTTAAAGTTAATAAATAAAATAACTAATAGAATAATAAATATTACAATTTTAAAACCCATATAGGGTATTAAAATTAATTTCAAACTTTTTAAAATAAATTTAAAAATTATTTTATAAATATATGAATGGGACGTAAAAATAGACGTAAATTAAAAAGAAAGGTAAAACGTAAAATTTTAAAGAAAAATAGAAATAATAAATTTCTAATAAAGAAAAATATTTTTAAAGATAGAGATGTATCTGATATTTTTAAAAATTTAAAAATTTAAATTTAAATATTTATAAACATATTATTATAAATTATCATATATATTTGATCTAATATATATGATATAATTATGTTTAATAATATATTAACATATGCCACATTTTAAAATTTATTAGTCTAAAATTACATAAATTGAAAATATTAAAAATATAAAAAATAATTTAAAAAAATAAAAATTTTCTTTTTATATATTAAAAAAATGTATGTTGTTATAGATGAAAAATATTATAAAGTTACTAAACGTAAGGATGGAAGTCAATTTTTTGTTCGCAAAGGTAAACGTGTAAACGTTGATGAAACTCACACTGTTGTAGCAAGAAAGTCTAAAAAATCTAAAAAGGCTACTTCTCGTAAGTCTAGAAAATCTAGAAGAGCTTCCAGAAAGTCTAGAAAATCTAAAAAGGCTACTTCTCGTAAGTCTAGAAAATCATCTAGAAAGTCTAGAAAAGCTTCAAGAAAGTCCAGAAAAGCTTCAAGAAAATCATCTAGAAAGTCTAGAAAAGCTTCAAGAAAATCATCTAGAAAGTCCAGAAAAGCTTCAAGAAAATCATCTAGAAAGTCTAAAAAAGCTTCAAGAAAATCATCTAGAAAGTCTAAAAAAGCTTCAAGAAAATCATCTAGAAAGTCTAAAAAAGCTTCAAGAAAATCATCTAGAAAGTCCAGAAAATCTTCAAGAAAATCTTCAAGAAAATCATCTAGAAAGTCCAGAAAATCTTCAAGAAAATCATCTAGAAAGTCTAGAAAAGCTTCAAGAAAATCATCTAGAAAGTCTAGAAAAGCTTCAAGAAAAGCATCTAGAAAGTCTAGAAAAGCTTCAAGAAAAGCATCTAGAAAGTCTAGAAAGTCTAGAAAGTCCAGAAAATCCAAGAAAGAGGAAAATATGGATATGATGTAAATATAATTGTAATTTAAAGACATTATAATTAAATATAGAGTATTAACAGCAAATTAAAAAAATCATTTAGAATTAAAAAAATATACTCTGTTGGAGGTCGTTTAGCTCAGTCGGTAGAGCATCAGGCTGTTAACCTGAGGGTCGGAGGTTCAAACCCTCCATCGACCGTTTATAATTAAATATATAAATACTTATTTATATATTTATTAACATAAATGGAAATGAAAAAATGATTACTTTTTATATCGTATTTTATATGTTTCAAAATACTCCTCATGGAACTGTTTAATCAGAAAATAAATTTTCTTATATTCCAGTTAAGTTTTTGATATCATTTAAAATAGATCATTACAATCACAAGTTATATTACAACAATAATAGCATTCTCCTTCTCTTGTATAACCATATTTATCTTTTTCATTTATATCATAACCTTCATCATCGTATTCTGTTCCATTTCTATGTATTCCTTTATTATTAAAACCACCTGAATCATAACCATCTTTATCATATTTTATTCCGTTATAATTTCCTTGATTATCATAACCATCTTTATCGTATCCCCAGTAGTTATAACCATCATCCCCATATTCTGTACCATTTTTAAATAATTGTGTTTCAGGATTCCATCCATACACATTAAAACCGTTATCATCATACTCTTCTTTTAAAATATTTGTAGTGTTTTCTTCTTTCATTTGTAAAGATATTTGTGTTTATATTTTAAAAATTAATGATATAAATCAATTTTTAAAATATTTAAAGTATTGATAATAATATAAAATGTTTAATCTTTATATTTTTTTTACTTCAATTTTTACAATTTTTTTGTATAATTTTTTTAAATATGATGTATATAAAAAGTTTTTAATTAAATATGAAAAATGGAAAAGTTTAAAAGGTTTAGTTTCAACACAACATAAATCAAAAATAATTATAAATTTTATAAGTTTTAATATGGTATTAAAATCTTTATATTTATCTTTTATTCAATATATGAATAATTCAGTTATTAAATTAGATAAAAATAAGTACCAAGTTTCATATATAATAAACGGAAAATTATATAAAATGATTGTAACTCCATCAAGAGGACCAATGCCTATTTTATGTATCACAGATAAATATGAAAATGATATAACAGAAAAAATTATACCATATCTTGGTCCAAATAATGATTGGCATAATAAAAAATTTTATCCTGATTTCTTTAATGAAGAACTTTTAATTATTGAACTTTCAAATGGTGAAAAAAAGATTTTTAATCATAGTGAAACAATAGAAATTTAATATTTTACCAATTTTGATAAAATATTAAAAACTTAATTAAAAATATTAGAAATATCATATTCTTTATCTTTCTTTAATCTATTAAAATAACGACCATTATCTCCATCTGGAACAATAAATATAACATTTTTTTCTATTATATAATATGGTAATACAATATTTTTCTCAATTTTCTTTATATTTTCTTCATTATCATCACTATAAAAATAAACTTTTGGTTTATCTTTTAATGTATTATCTTTAGATATAGAAAGTGCTTTGTCAAATTTACCTATATGATAAATATTTTTTCCCTTTTTAGTATAGTACTTAACTTCCTCTTTTATTTTTATATCAATGTTAACATATAAATTTTCATTATTTTCATTTTTTTTAAGGTTTTTATCTTCAAATATTATATTAGGATTACAATAAAAAATATTTAATTTTGAATCCTTTAAAATATTTTCTAATGTACTTGTAACACCATTTAAATTTATAAATTCTAATATTTTATTTGCACCATTCTTATTTATAATATAACCATTCATTCCTACTATATTTTTATCTATAATTTTTTCTATAATTGGCAATTGATTTAGTTTTTCTTCAATTTTAGTATTATATCCTAAATAACATAAATCCCAATCATAATTCATTAGATCATTAGATATACTTAAAAATTTTTTATCAAAATCTTTTGTAAAAGTAATATTATCATTAAAAATGCAGAAAATATCATTTTCTGTTTTTAATAAATCTATATATAATTTTATATGAGTTAAAATTTTACTAATATTATAACTTGTCATATCTGAATTAGAATCAAAAATTCTTTGAAATTGATGTGATAATAATTTTATATTTTTATAATTAATATTTTCATATTTTTCAATATTTAAAGATATATTTTGAGAATTTTCTATAAAGTTTTTATAAATATCTTCATTTGAATTAATTACATAAGATTTTACTATATATTTACTAATATCTTTTTGTATTTTATTTGTTTCAAATTTTGTATTTGAAACTTCTTTCTTAATTTTTTCAAATTGTTGCTCATTATTTAGTATATAAGCATTTGGTTTTGATTCATCAAATCTCTCTGATGTTAATCTTCCAATATGAATAGAATAGATATTTTCAAAAAATACAGAAATATAATTATTATTAAAATATCTAAATGCATATTCCATCTCAAAATGATTTGAATCTTTATTAAAATTTCCTATCTTATTATAAATTTTTGTTTTAATTAATGATGGCCTAAAAGAAAAATGAGGCCAATAATTACATGAAATTGTATTATTTCCATACTTCTTAATCCATTCCTGTTTTTCATTTTGAGTTTTAACATATTCATGTACATAATATCTTAACCCTGAATTTGTATTTTTTAATAAACCTCCTACTATATTATTATCTTTACTAGTTTCTGCATAATTTTTATTAAATAAACATTGACCTATATTATTATCACTTTCCAATATTTCTATAGCTTCTTTAATATATTCTCTTTTTTCAAAAAATTTCCAATCATCTTCTAAATGTAATAAATAAGGTGTCTTATATATATCTGTAACATATCTTTTAATAAGATTCATACTATTACAATGTCCTTTTTGACTTTTATCTTTAAAATGAAAATCAAAAAATGGATATAATTTTTTCATTTTTTCTCTATCTTCTTCTGAACTATTATCATCAACACATAACCAATTATCAATCATATCAATGTCAAAACAATTTATTATGGAATTAATTGTTTTTTCAAAAAGATCAAACCTTTTACATGTTGTAATACTTAACGTAACTCTAGGAAGTACAGATTTTTTCTTATTACAGATTTTCTTAACAAGTTCTTCATTATAAAAAATATATCTATCTGCAATATGATCTATTATATAGTGCTGACTATTTATTAAATGTGTTATTTGACTTTCATCTAAACCTCTAAGTTTTAATGCATCACTATATTGATCATAAGATTTTTCATAATTTCCATTGTAAAAATTAGCTAGTGCGTGTTGATCTTTTATAAAAAAAGAATTTGGAAATATTTTGTCAAAATATTCACATAAAAGAATTGCGACACTTAATTTTTTTTCATCAATTAATTTTATTACTAAATCAACTGCGTATTTTTCATTTGGCTCTTTTAAAAATGCGTATGCTAACTCATCAATATTCATTTTTATTAATTTTTTATTATTCTATAAATTATATTATTCATTAAAAATAATATAATTATTTATTTGATCTTATTGATCTTATTGATCTCATTGATTTTAATTTCATTTTTCCATTTTTTTTATTCATCATTATATACATGGTTACAAAAATTGTGATTAAAACTAAAACAGCAATAACAACAATAATAGTTGTTAATTTTTTATTATCATCATCTTTTTGAGCTAGAAGATTTATTATAGTGCTTGGAACAGCTGAAGGAGGATAGAATTGATATTTATAAAAAACAAACCCATCCTGGTCTAAACTTTGCCCATTACACATATATAATTTTTGATTATCTGCAGTAATACATTTTCCAGCTCCAGAAGTTGTACAATTACCTTGATTTAAACAATATGGCGAATTACATAATGTTGAATCAGTACAATCTGGAAGTTGAGGAGCTGAAAGATTTGTAGTTTTTGTACAACCACAATATATTTGATTATTATCATTATTATACCAATCACTACAACCTTCTAATCTTATTATACTAATATTTCCAGAATTATTAGTTACGATATAACACCCAGATACACTTAAAGACATAACAGTCATAATTGCTTGAAGATCTCTAGGAGTAATTGTTGTTTCTGTAGGTGAAGGTGTATTAGGTGACCCAGGTGATTCTCCAGGTGATCCCGTAAAAAGAGGTGTCAAATACATTAACAATATTCCTCCAGTAATTGCAAGAAGAAGACCTAGAGCTATTCCTAATATACCACTAGTTGTTGCAAAGTTATTTTTTATAAAAGTTGTAATAGGCCATTCTGCTGCTATTTTTCCAATATTTACTAATCCATTTTGTAATTTTTTGAGCATATCCGGTTTATAAATTGTAGTTGCTTCCATCTTAAGAATATCTAAAACTTTTTTAGCCTCATCTTTTAATCTTTGTTTATCTGTAAGATCAATATCAAATTTAGATACAAAAGTTCTTGCATTATCTACAATATCTTGTGCAATATATATTTCTAATTTATTTGCATTATCTACATCATTAATCTTATCAATAAGTATTTTTAAAACTGAGTCTCCATTTTTGAATTTTTCTTCAATCTTTTTTATTTCTTCTTCTGCTTTTGCGTTTGCTTCTTCTATTAATTTTTTTTTTTCATCATTACTAAGATCTGCTTTTGCACTAATTAGATTTCTATCAGCTTGAAGCTTGCGTTCTATATCTTCCTTTACAATGTTTTGTAAAGCTTCAGTTAAATCTTTATTTTTACTAGGATCATATTGTAATTGTTTAAAAATTTTTTCCAAACTAGTATTTGATTTTTTAACATCATCGACAATTTTTTTTGCTTCTTTCTTTCGTTTCTCTTCCTCACTTAATTCTGCGGTTCTTCCAAATATAGCACCCATTTTTATTATTACAATTTTTATTTTTTATTTTTTTTTTATTAATTTAAAATGTCTCAAGATGAAGATATAAAAAATAAATTAAAAGATATGAATCCAAATTTTTTTACTGGTATTGGGAATGGAGTTTTAAGCATGTTTGGTTTAGGTGAATTATATGATGTTTCAGGAGAATTACAAAAAGCATCTGATAATGCACAAAATTCTTTGCAAAATTCACTTAATAATTTAAGTTTATCTATGTATAATAGTATAAAAGATCAAAAAAGTTTAGATGAAAATTTAGTTAAACTTTTAACACAACAAAAATCAGAGTTAAATGAAACAATAGAATATTATAGTAAGTTATCTAAGTATAGTTTATATGAAAATAATATTTTTTTAAAATTTGTTTATATATTAGTTTTTATAATAATATTTTTTATGTTAATTCGTTAAAAATTAGTTTTTAAAATATTTACCTAAATTAAATATGGCAGAATTACTTTTATTTTTTGGACTTCCAATATTAGCAAGTGGAATAGATGCAGTTATGGATTCAAATGATATTAAGAAAAATATAATTGATATGACAGATGCTAAGAAACAAATAGATGATGCTCTAGAAAAAAATACTACAGAAGAAGATATAATTAATTTAGATCAAGATACACAGAATGCATATTTTCAAAGTATGACAAAATATCTTGAAATAAAAAATAATTTAGAAAAAAGTTTACCAATTTTTTATTCACACATTAGAAAAATTGAAATAATAGGTATAATAATGATAATAGTAATATTTTTCTTATTACTTTTAAAACAATTTAAATTATTAGGTACTTTACAATATATAATATTTTATCCAATTATTTTTATATATGAAAAAATTACAGGTAATAAAGTAAAAATGCAATAATCTTAAATTATATATATTATTTAATTTAATATATATAAACCGGTTTCTTATATTCTCTATTGTATAAACTCCAATACATACCTTCTTGAAAAGATAAATTTTCATATTCTTCTTCCATCTCCATTTCATATTCATCTAAATAATTTTGTTTTTTAGCTTTTTCTCTTTCAAAATGATTTTTAATATTATAATAATGTGAATGATATTCTGATATACATGTTTCATTCCAAGAAATATCTTCTAATTTTTCCTCAATTTGATAATGATGTCTACAACGTCCAGTATCAAATTTATCAATTCCATCATTATTTCGACAATTATAACAATTAGTACAATTACAAATATGTATTTGGTCTAACCATTTTAAACAATAATACTTGCAATCATTTTTAATTTCAGAAATTTCTTCTTCCAATTTTGTGATATATTTATATCTTATATTTTTTGTATTTTCTAATTTTAATTCAGCATCCTTCATTTTATTCTCTAATCTATCTAATTCAGATTTTAACAAAATGTCATCATGATAAGAGTCATTGTTTCTTTTTCTAATCATCCACGCTGGTGTCTGAAATTTTTCTTTAAAATACCAATGAAACTTATCATTAAATTTAACTTTATATTTATATCTAGCATGGTCAAAAATACATAAAAACTTTATTAAATAAGAAGTTGGATGAGGATCTAAATGAGTAATATTTCTATATTTTATTAAAATTGCTAAAGGATGTATTTCTAATTGTGATAACTTTTTGGGAAACTTAAAAATATATTCCTCGTCTTGCAAAACAGAAAATTTATTATTTCTATTAAGAATCATAATAATAATATTAATTATATATTTAAAATTTATTTTCAATTTTTTTTAAAAGTAAAATTATCTAATATTAAATAAATAATAATGAAAAATAAAATTTTAAAATCTTCAAATATAAATATTACAAAAATAATTTTAGTTATAATTATTATTGCTTCATTTGCCGGTATTATGTATTTTGTTGTTAAATATTTTAAAGAATCATGTCCTGAAGGTTCTACTTTTAATAAATCATTTAATAAATGTGTTAAAATTTGTCCTCCTGAACAGGTTAATGATTTAGATGGTTCCTGTATTTGTCCAAACGCAAATGATCATTATGTAAATAATAAATGTGTTCCTAAATGTACTGATCCTACACCAGACTTATGTGGTGGTATATGTATTAATTCAAATTTTACTAAATGTTTAACCATAAATGGTATTGATACACCATGTCCAAATGATAATGTATGTGGTGATTATTGTGTAAGTCCAGGATTTATGTGTACAAAAGGAAAAATTATGTATCCATTTAGTGATACTTTCATATTAAATGAGGGACAAAATTCTATTACTTTAACAATACCAGCAAATCCGCAAGGATATCTTTTAAATGGTATTTTTCCATCTAAATTACAAGAAATAATAAATGCAAGTTCTAAAATGAAATATATTGTTACAAATGATACAGATAATCCTAAAAAATTAAGTTTTACGGTTACAAATAATACATCCGTAGGACAGCCAATTTTAAATTTTAAATCAACTTTTAATCCTGAAAAACTTGGTTTTAGTAAAGAAGAATATACTTTTACAGATAATAAATTATTATCTAAATATTCTATTGAGGATTATAAACTTATAGAAACAAAATGTACTAATCCAGGAGAAGAAAATTGTGGTAATGGTTGTTGTAAACCAGAGGATTGTGTAGGAAATGATTGTTGTACATCAGAATATAATAAAGAAAAATGTGGAACAGGATGTTGTTTAAAAAATGAAGATGGAAGTACAAATTGTTGTGATGGTGTTTGTTGCAAACCTGAAAATAATGAGAAATGTATAGAAGGAAAATGTCAAAGAAAATGTGATTATAAAGATGTAGATGATAAAGATGTGTATTGTGATACCAATAATCCTCAAAATGCATGTTTAAATGTTCCTAATCAAAATAATAATGGCGCTTATATGAGTTATTGTGGTAATATAAAATGTAGATTTACAAATGAAGTACCAACTCCTGCTGATATTCAAGGTATTCCAGTATGCCAAACTTCAGATGTTAAACATCCATCTCCTCTATTTTATAGTAAATATGTACCCAATAAAGGATTAATAAGAAGTACGACTACTAAATTTTCTGTTCCTGCAGATTGTACAGAAAATGATTGTGTTAAAAGATTAGCAGAAGTTGGTGCAGATGATTTTACAGCGGATCCAAAAGGTAATGTTTGTAATACGACATTTAATTGTGAAACTGTATTAGAATATTTAAAAGATACAGATACATGTCCTTTAAATAACGAGAATCAATGTTGTATAATAGGTGGTAAATTTAAAGGACAGGTATGTAAAGATGGATTTTTTGCAGTACCGGAAGGAAATGATGAATGTTTGTGTGTGAAAGGATGGGGAAGTTTTAATGTTCCTAATGGTAAAGTATGTAAAATTATAAAGGATGGAGATGATTTTAGCGGAACATTATATCCAACGAGTGCGGAGTGTCTGAAAAAGGAAGGTGGATGTAATCCAGGATGGAGATGGAATGGAGTAGGAGACCAATCATGTAATGATTATGTTTGTAAAGATAATGCTGGTAATAACCGTCCCGATCTTTTTAACTATTCTCCAGGGATTGGATTGAATGGACCTCTTAGTAGTACTCATATATGCTTGACAGACAATAATGAGATAGATCTTATAAGCAAGATAGAAAATAGTGGTCAAAGATATATACATTTTAATGGATATAGTTGTGATTTAGATTGTGATAATGTATATAAAGATTTTCCTAAAGGATGGGGTCTTTGTGGTCACAATGATGGATTGATTTGTAATGCTGAACCTATTGATATTACGGGTGCTTCAGGTCCTGACACAGCAGGAACAAAAAGAATAGATAAATTGACAGGAAAAGATGTTATATATTATTCCCCTAGTAAACTTACAATAGTTAACCCACATAATTGTACTTACCAGTGTTTTGGTGGAGATGGAAATCCAAATAAAATACCAGATACATAATTTTATTAATTAAAAATTAATAAAATAGATTCAAATATTTTTCATAACAAAATTTTAATCAACTTCTTCAATTTTAGGACTTGGTACAGAAGAATCTGGTGGAGGTGTTTGTTGTGCTGCCTTTGTAAATTCACTTGGATCAAAATTTGCTGGCATTCCTCCAGGAACTCCTCCTGGCATTCCTCCTCCTGCTAAATTAGATAATAATGGAGTTAATTTATCTTGAATTTCCTTCATCTTATCTTCGTATACTTGTTTGCTTTCATCTTGATGTGTATCTAACCATTTCAAGTTTTCTTCTACAGTTTCATCGATAGTCTTCTTAATATCTTCAGGAACTGTTAGTTTCTCATCTCGCATACTATTTTTCATTTGATATAGATAATTTTCAAAAGAATTCTTTGATTCGATCTTTGACTTATTTTCTTCATCTTGTTGTTTAAATTTTTCTGCGTCTGAAACCATTCTATCAATTTCTTCTTGTGATAATCTTCCCTTATCATTTGTAATAGTAATTTTATTAGATTTACCTGTAGATTTCTCAACTGCAGTAATATTAAGAATACCATTTGCATCTACATCATAAGTAATTTCAATCTGAGGAACTCCACGAGGCATAGGAGGAATTCCTTCCAAATTAAAAGTACCTAATAAGTTACAATCTCTAGTCATTGATCTTTCACCTTCAAAAACCTGAATTAAAACACCAGGTTGGTTATCAGAATATGTAGAGAAAGTTTGAGTCTTTTTAACAGGAACAGTAGTATTTCTTGGAATAATTGGTGTCATAATTCCTCCTGCAGTTTCTAAACCTAAAGATAATGGGGTAACATCGAGTAGAAGCAATGCATCTAATTTTTCATCGCCTTTGCCAGAACCAGATAAAATAGCAGCTTGAACAGTTGCACCGTATGCAACGGCCTCATCAGGATTAATACTTTGGTTTAATTCTTTTCCATTAAAGAACTCGCGAAGTAATTGTTGTACCTTAGGAATACGTGTACTACCACCGACTAAAACGATCTCATGAACCTGAGATTTAGACATTTTAGCATCAGTTAAAACTTTTTCAACTGGTTCCATGGTTTTTCTAAAAAGATCTGTACAAAGATCTTCAAATTTGGCACGCGAGAATTGATAAGTATAGTCGAAACTATCTAAAGAATCAATTTCAATAGATGCCGTAGTAGCAGAACTTAAATTTCTTTTAGCTCTTTCACATGCAGATTTAATTCTTCTAACCGCACGAGGATTATCACTTAAATCTTTTTTAAATTTCTTTTTAATATCTTCTAATACATGCTGTAACATTCTATTATCAAAATCCTCACCTCCTAAGTGCGAATTACCAGATGTAGCTTTTACTTCAAAAATACCATCTTCGATGGAAATTAAACTCACATCGTGGGTTCCACCACCACAATCGAACACAAGAACATTCTTCTCTTTTTCGCCTTGTTTATCAAGGCCATATGCAATTGCAGCTGCAGTTGGTTCGTTGATAATACGTAATACTTCTAATCCTGCAATTGCACCTGCATCTTTAGTTGCTTGTCTTTGAGCATCGTTGAAATATGCTGGACAATTATGTACAACTGTACAATCTTCTAATAAGAAACGACTATTATTATCTACTTCAATAGCAACAAATTTATTTCTAATTTTTCCTTTATATTTAACATTAGAATCAATAGGTGTAATTTTTAATGAACTAGACATAGTATGACTAAATTTTGTATTTTCTGGAACTTGTTTATATTTAATAATACATGGTATTTCCTTTATTTTTTCACCGCTAAAATAAATCTCATAATATGTATGTTCACTTTTACCATCTTTAAATAAAATTTTGTCTTCATTAATTTTATTACATGGATGTTCTCTAGATCTTTTCAATATTTTTTGTGATGTAATACCTAAACTTTTAGCGAGAGTTTCCATTTGATAAACTAATATTGATCTAGTTTCTTCTTGTGAAAACCCATATCTTGTTCCTGTACCTTGTTGTAACCAACCATCAGAATCTATAAGTCCTGCAAACAACTTAAAACGTTCAGTTTCAGATGCATTCATATAAATATTTGGAATATGTTTATTTCCAATTACGTTAATATCTCTAAGAGAATCTAATACGGGATTATTAATATTATTTATTCCTTTATTTACTATTCTATAATGATAACAAGGTTTTGTAGATGTTATTCCTAAACTTGAAATTGTTCCAACATCAGAATTTAATTCTTTAATAACACTCATTCCTTGATAATTTTTTATAAATTCATATAAATATTCTTCTATTTCAGGATCACTTGATGTGATTTCAGGTAAAGTACTTGTTCCATCTCCCAACCATAGACCTAAAAAATAAGGATCTAACGGTAAATTAGGATTTTTTTCTTCTAATATAGGTTTATTAACTTTATAACCTTTTAAAACTGAATTTCTTATATTTTCATTGTATTTTAAATAATCTTCAACAGTCATTTCTATAATATCTCCTTCGTTTACTAAATTAGGTTCACTTATATGTAAATTATTTAGTTTATTAATCATTTCATCTTCATTAACTCGTAGTTCAACAAATTTAATATTTTTACGATCATTTATATATACCCAATAAGTTAATATATCTTTATCTCCTCTTTTTCTTAAACTTGGTTTAACAGCAGTTAACCTTAAAACTAAAATATGCTGACCTGTTACAATATATTCCATACCTTTACTTTGATTAACTAAATACATTTGTCCTGTTCCAGTACGATAACTTGTGACAGTACGTAATTTTCCATCATCTCCTACTACTTTATCTCCTACTTTTATTTGTTCAATAATTTTACTTGAACCATCAGGCATTAGTACTTTGGTATCTGGATCAAAACATGTGATAACCGCACTATCAACTTTTTGTCCCAAATATGTTTCAGCAATATCTTTCATTTTTGTTAAAACCATTGCTGAAATTTCTTCAGGACTAAAAGTTTTTTCTTCTTCATTGTATTCTACTTTAATAACAGGTTTATCATTTTTATCTGCTTCAACCGTAAAAGGCCATAATTTAATATCATTTTGCACCGTTGAATCACTAAATTTTCTACCAATTAATCTTTTTGCGTCAAAAACAGTATTCTTTGGATTACTAGAACCTTGATTCTTTGCAGCATCACCAATTAATCTTTCATTATTATTAAATGCGACTTGTGAAGGAGTTGTTCTATTACCCATATCATTTGCAATAATTTCAACACGGCTATTTTGCCATACTCCAACACAACTATAAGTTGTACCTAAATCGATACCTATGGAAATTTTACTACTTGACATTTTTATTATACTCTACTTATCTTTAAAATAATTTTTTAAAAATCAATTTTAAAAAATCGGAAATTATATTTTTTGTAATTTATTATTTCCACGTAAATAAGGCATTCCATTAATTGTAAATTGTGCTAAATCATTATTATCCGTTATTTGATATACTAATTTTCCATTAGGAACTTTACAAACTATTTGTTTATTAACAAGAACATTCTCACCTGTAGAAGGGATTGTTAATTGTTTTGGAGGATCTACATTATTAATTACTATTCCATCTTTATATTCTACACCACCAATTGTTATAGATAAATATGGTGAAATTTTAAGAATATATGTTGTTGTATTTATTGGTTGATTAGGAAATGGAATACCCATAGTTATACTAAAAACATATCCAAGAGATGGCCATTGACTTCTATCATCTCCATAACAAGCTTTTAATAATACTTCATTAGTTGAAAGAGCATATGAATTTGTATCATCTATAAACCATTTTATTGATTTATCCTGTAACTGATTAATATCTTGAATAGGTGTAGTTTTACATCCTGCTTTACTCCAAATTTCATTATAACAATCATACGTTATATTTGTATTATTAATGTCAGTAGGACATTCACTTGGTATTGTTGGCCATTTACTTTTATCATTTCCATAACATAAAGTTCTAGAATTCTTTGTATTATCGGTAACCCAAAAGTTAGTATCATCAATAACCCACTGTCCAGTTTTATCTTTATAATATCCATTTCCATTTTCATCCATATTAGCTGGTCTATCGGTTAAACATCCTGCATCTTTCCAAATTTTCTTGTAACAGTCAGCACTTATATTTGTTTCTTTAAAGTTATTTGGACATATAACATTGTACGGAATTTTTTCTATTTTTATACCATTTTTATCAAGATAAAATGGATAATCTAAAAATTTTATTGATATATCTTCAGACATGCTTAAAGTTATTTGTTTAAAAGTTTTAAAATCAAGTGTTGTAAAATTATAACTAACATTATATTTTAGTATTAAAATCTGTACAGATATATCAGGATCCATTGAATAATTAATTGAAATATTTGTAAAATTCACATTTGATGCATTACCACCTGAATAGTCACTATTTTCTTTTTCTATTCTAGCACCAGTGCTATCTATTATTAGATAATAGTCTATATTTGATTCACCAGTATGTATTCTCATCTTATCAAACATATAATTACGTATTCCGTTCATATTACATTTATAATTTTTAGGAGGCCATTTATTTCTATCTTCTCCATAACATCCAATTCTATGCTGGTCATCGTCTAATCTTGCCCACGCGTTACTATCAGATATAAACCATTTTCCAGTCTTATCTTTAAGCTGATTTGATTGAGAATTTTGTGGAACTTCTGTTGTACAACCAGCATCTTTCCATATTTTTGAATAGCACTTATAACCTATATTTGTATCTGTTAAGTATGATAATGGGCAATCTGTAGTAGCTACTTTTGTGTTACATTTTAAAGAATCATAATTATTAGTATCACTTGTTTGACTCCAAATTAATCTGTCTGGTAATATATTCCAAGTAGTATTTGTAGATTCACTACTTTTTCCAGGAATTGTATAAGGATTTTGACATTTACATGGTGCTTCTATTTGTGGTGCAGATCTTATTGTTTCATTTAAATTATTTACACGTGCATTATCTGCTGCACAACTATATTGTCCATCTCTTCCTACTCCATCTTTTGGTACACCATCGGGTATTTGTTTTACTGTTCTTAATTTTTCAGAATTACCTAATATTATACTTGATGTCTTTTCATGAAACAAATTACCTTCTTGTGTACAATAGGAAACTTTATCATATTCTCCAGAGTCTGAATCACTATTTCTAGTACATATGTTACAACCTGAAGGATGATAACCATCTCTACATTTAGGATAACATAATTCTAAACATCTCTCAGCACCTTCTCCACAATCTATAACAGAACTACATGTTTTTAGATCCCAAGGTGTAGTTGGACTATTATCACACCAACTTCCAGTACCTAAACCTTGTTGTTTAGGACATGAAGGATCTGGACATTTAACATCTGGTATCCAACCCCACCCTCTTCCATAAGTTGCTTCTGTATGATTTAAATGTTCATCTTTAGTCATTCCTGAACAATCAGAATCACTTTGACAACCTGTTGCTTTGTTCCAACAGCCATATGTATTGATATCACAATTAATATAAGGATTAATCATG